GTCCTTTTAATAGTCTTGGGTTTCCACCAGAAGCGTAACCACCTAAATTAGCTCCCATGATACCGCCACTAGAAGCCAAAACTTGGTCAGAAGCACTTTCATCTGCAGCTCCTTTAACGCCAGGAGGGGTGAAGTCTAATTGACCCATAGCACGACTAGGGGCTTGAAAATTAGCTCCTGTCTTTACTCCAGCTTTATTTGCTATAGCTTTATTTCTAATAGCCGCTGCATCTGGTGCGCTTTTGTCTCTAGTTGAAGGATTAGTATCATGGAAGATGCCTACATCAGGTAAACCTTGTGGCGGAGTATATCTAGATGCAGGGTCATACATATCTAAAAATCGTTGCGTTGCACCATAGACATCGCCACGACCACCTGTACTAGTAGCTAAGTCGCCACGATAATAACGAGCAATGCCACCACCTGCGTAATTTAATTCATTAGGCATTTGACCACCACCCCAAGCACCGCCAGTATCAGGAGTAGGGGCAGCAGCTGCGGCTGGAGCTTCTGGAGCAGTAACAGAACTCATAGGTATAAATCTAGCATTTGTTTTATCAAAAGCATAGTCAGGGTTAAAACTACTATGTAGACCTTGTGATGCTAGATATTGATCTTGCGTAGGCATTTGACCACTTTGTTGAATTGAATCTAATAATTGCTGCATAGACAAGATACCGCCAAACGCATAACCAGGAACTTGGCCTCCCTCCGCCATATTATTAGCACTCATTTCACCTGTTAAAGGGTTAGTGTTTGGTTCATAGCTAGCCATAGTTTGCTGAGCAGAAGTCGGCATTTGGCTTGGAGTTGCGTAGTGTGAGTTATCTTGCTGACTCATTGGGTACATATCTTTACCCATAAAATCCACATTATTAGTATCCCCACCATCCATTAAACCAGGAGTAGGAGGAGAAGCTTGGGTAATGCCACCATTTGCGTAATGAGCTTGAGGAGACTTAGAGTAGTCTACTTGCCATTGTTGCGGATTAGGATGTGAACCTTTAAAATTAGGCGAAAAATGGTATGGGTTATTAAAGGTAGTTTTATTTTGCTCGCCAAAAGTCTGTTTAGATGGGTTTAACATTCCAGTAGCGCTTGCAATGCCGTACATACCAGCACCTGTTAAAAACGGGTTATCTTTTACAAATTGACCAAATCCTTCCATAAACCCACCACCTGGATTAGGTTGAGTTAGTGGTGAAGGCGTAGATGGGCCTGGGTTTAAACCTGTACCAGAATAGTTTGGATTAGAAAGTGTTGGATTAGCATTTGGTGCATTTAATGCAGCATCAGCGCCTGGAGTAGGGGTAGGTGTAGGCGCAGCAGGTGGTGTAACAGGAGCAGGTTCATACCCAGGAGGTAATGGGTTATTAGGAATCATCTGGTCAGGAGTTGCGTTCTTAACCATGTTTACTATTTGGTCGTTAGCTTGCGCTCCACCAACGTCAGAAGTAGCAGGTCCACTAGCAGTTTGAATGCCAGGTGCTGGAGTTTGACCAGCAGGGGGCAGGGGTTCAGCAGGGGGAGTAGGAGCAGCGCCAGCAACTTGTTCTATGCCAGCAGGAGGTAGCGGTTCAGCAGGTGGAGGAGGCGTAACAGCACCAGCAGCGTCTAAAATACTACTTGGAGCAGCACTAGCAGCTTCTGGAACAACTGATGAAACAGCCTCTGGAATAACGGCGGCAGCTTCTGGGGCGGCGGCAGTTACAGCACTAGCAGCAGTGGCAGCGGCGGCTTCGGTAGCGGCGGCTTCGGCAGCGGCAGCGGCGGCAGCTTCGGCAATAGCAATTTCTGTGGCAGTGCCAGTAGCAATCCAGGTCATATCTTTTCTCCCTTAACTTCTATACCAATTAGGTCTTTAACTGAAGCTATTAGTCCTATATCACCGTAGCTCGGCGCTATAACCTCGTCTTCTACCTTATCTAAATTCTCTTCACCAACATGTTCTGTTAAATGTATAGTTGTCCAGATAGTATCTTCATGCGCATACACAGCACGTTTAAGCCCTACTTCTGAAACAAATGTACAAGGTCCTACTAATTCTTTTTTGCCAAACTCTGTAAACACTGTAACCTTACCCTTAGAGATAATGTTTAGGTGCTGATGCTTATGTATTTTACCTATAACTAAAGAACCTTTGCGTAAAAGAATTTCCCTTGCATACGCACAACAACCATACTTTTCATCTACTGGCGAAAAATAGTGTTTTAAAGGGCTATCTTCTGGCTCTAATTGTCCCGATGCTACTCTGTCTTTTATACCTTGTTCAACAGCTAAAACGTCCTGTCTGAACTTTACCTTGTCGGGGGTATTTTGTATAGCGTTTGTCATCAAACAACTGTCCCATCTGCTTTTATCCATTTAGACCCAGTCCACCAAATCGGTCTAGTAAGAGTAGTATCAAAAAATGTTTGTCCTATTGCTAAAGGAACTTGCACGGTACTAAGAGGTCTATTTGCAGTGGGGCCAGAAACAGGATTAATAACTGCCTGTGTAATATTATCTATCTGGTTAAAGTAAAGACGTAACGCATTAAGTACTTGGTCTTGGTATTGCTGCTGGTATTCTACTGGCGCAATAGGTAAGTTAGGTGCTTTAGAAGCAAGTAATACCCCAGATTTAGCAGCTGAATTAGCCATTATCTACGTCCATCTGGTCGAATATCAATACGTGGACTACCTAGCTGCCATGCCACCCCAACGGTAATAGATTCGATGCTAAAGCTCATTTGGCGACCCCGTAGTCGGGTATAAACCTGACCATCAAACTGCTGAATGGTATAGGCTGGCACTGTTGTATAGTTTTGAGCGCTGGCTACTTGCGGGTTATCTGCTTGTCCATAAGCTGTACCAGAGTTTTCTCTAGGCTTAACTGTCATAGTTACTACAGGCTGATTAACATTAGACCCGTTAAAATTAACGTCAGGAAGTATTCTCCAGACAAAACCGAAGTTGTGCCCATCGCCAATATCAAAATCAGAACTTTGTACGTACGCATCTATAGGTAATGTTGCAGAAGTAGATTGGTCATCACAACCATTTTCGTGGAAAAGAAGTCTTCCATTATAGTCTGCAGCGACAGGATATGGCTGGGTGCCAGTTTGTATCCAAGCAGTGCGGCCCATGGTTCCGTAGTACCAGACTCGGTCAAGATAGTTATAAATGATGTATTTATCTACTACGGTATTACTACTAGATTGGCTGACGTAATACCACCAAACTTCATTAAAAGCCTCATTAGCCCCTGCAAACACTTGGTAAGCTTGGTCGCTATTAATATCACCAAAAATATACTGACGTAAAGAACAAGGAAGAACCTCAACACGTCCAGAATACATGTAAAAACGGTCTCGTCCCATCCAGTAAGTTACGTTGTTAACCGTAATCATGGAGTTAGGGGACATAACAGATATGTTATCCATCAATACTTGGAAGCCCCAAACATAAGGAGAACCTAAATATTGCTGAGAATATAGGCAAGAATCAGTCCAAACTAGAATTTCTTGGCGGGTAGTACGTGCCGCCATGATGTAAGAACCATTAGTTAGTGTGAACTCACCTGACTGATTAGTTACTTCTGGGATCCATTGATAAGCATTAGCTTGGTCAGACCACCGTACTAGCATGGGGTTAAATGTAGTACTTGGGGTACTAGGCTGGTAAGGATTCGCACCGTAAGCAATAACAAACTCTTGAATTGAAGATGCTATTACTTGATAGGTTGAATTTGGAACAAATGCTCCAGCATACGTAAATGAATAGTTACCTGCACTATTAGATGTAGCAGCATGGCTAATTGGTACAGTTGTTGAGCCTGTTGTATAAGTGGGCTGAACATAAGTATTTGCTGGAATCCCTGTACCTGTTATATACATGTAAGGATAAATATATGGAGCATTGGCTGAACTAACAGTAATGCTAGTAGCCCCAGTCGTAAAGCTAGTACCACTATCAACAAAAGCAGTGGCAGCGTTGGCTAAAGCGCTTAAATATTTGGCACGAGTACTTACACCGTTTGAGTTCTGCCAATAGAAAATAGGACCGCCACGAGG